AATTAAATCAACCTCATAATCAGGCGCTAACTCAAAGTCTTGATAATCAGGCTGAGTAGGGTCAAACGAAGGCTCTCCGTTTAAAAGACTAATAAAAGTCCATTTAGGTTCTTTAGGGTATCTAATGTACTGAGACACAACTCTACCAATTGATTCTACTGAATCAGGATATACATCCAAAGTATTGCTCTCTACAATATATGATGGAAATAAAGCATTAGGAGAAGTCAGCATAGAGTTAGACAACATAGTGATTTTACTATGAGAAACTTTCTCTGCTTCATTTTGTCTTGTACCCTTTTTGTATATAGCATATTTAATACCACCTGCGTTTAGGTATGTACCTGTTACAGTTAATTGGTTTGCTGAATTGACAGACAATACTTTTAAATACTGAACACCACCGCTTTCAATAGCGACTATGTCGCCCGCAGAAACATCAACAGTAAAATCTGCTGAAGAATCAATCAAAAGGTTATTGGTTACACCAAAGTTAGTTGTAGTTCCTTCATCTAATACACTCTCATACACCAATACTTTATTAAGTAAATAGTAGTCGCTTCCTGTAGTGGTTTCAGAAGGAGTATAGTACGTGTTATCAATCTGATTATATAGACCTTTAGTAACAGAAAATAAGTCAATCTGTTCTTCAATTGTTTTCTTTATATCAGCATAGCCCGTGCCTGAAGTACGAGCGTTTTCTTTATTTATTTGGTTGTTATACTCATAAAAAGAATTCTCGAACAAATCTAACTGCGCCTGTTTAGCGAATAAGTTAAAATCTGATGGGGATAAATATCCGTAATTGTTTTTATTAAGTACAGACAGAACCGTATTTCTTACTGAGTTTATCATCTGCAAAATTCTTTGTACAAAGATAGCAAAAAAAAAGAGGGTCTTAATTTTGACCCTCTTCTTATAAATGTATATTAATACTATTTGTTTTCCAACATACTCTCAAGCATTTTTAAGGCTTCAATTCCTTCGTCACTTGACAGATATGAAGTTACAATATAGTAAGGGTCTTCTCCAAATGGAACTACAAGCATCCTTGTTTTATTGGATGATGTGTTATACCAAACCTCTTTTTTAGACTTTCTAAATGTCAATAGGTTATTATCGAAGAACGAGTGCACTGATGACTGTAGCTTTAACATAGGGTCATTTAAGACACTTAAGAAATCTTTTGGATTATTCTTAGCATATACCAATATATCTCGTCTTAATTCAGCACTTGATATGTTAGATACTTTATTTCCAAAAAGAACTCTACCAACGCTTTCTGCTGCTGAAATATCAAGACTTCTTGCTTCGATAAGAGCGTCTACCTCAGCGTTCATATCCTCAACAATCTGTTCAGCGTCTTTAGCTTCATCTAATTCAACAAACTTTCTTCCGTTCATTGGATGATAATATAAAAACTCTTGTAATACAGGATTTGTTTTTGGAACAAACAATAGACCATCTTCAAAAATTACAGGCTCTAAAATAGCGTTGCCATCTTGCTCGTCTTCAAATGGTGATTTTTGGTTTCTTGCGTAACGTAGTGGTCTGTTAACATTGTTGTCTTCATCAAACCACATTAGTGGCATTCTACGTGTGTTACGTGTTGGCAGCGTATAAGATAAGGGTGCTGCATCCCTTGTTAGTTTGTAGGTTTTATCAACCGCTTTTACTTGCTTTTTCATTATTTGATATAATTAAAATTAAAAAAAGGAGAGTGTCTTTGAAGACACTCCCCCTATTATTTATCTTCCTATTGCTCGAATAAGAAGAAGTTATTTGCACCTAATGTACATACTGCACGCTCAGATAAGAAGTGTACTTCCATTGCATCCAAGTCAGAAGTAGCTGCGCCACCTGCTGAACCTGTAATCCAAGTTTTGTACTTTCTATCTTCAGTTTCAGAGGCTCTGTATCTTACGTGTAAGAAAGGACGCTTAGCGTTTTTACCTAACACTTGGTCGTATACAGATGTAGAACCTGCAGGAACTAAAAGACCACTTACTTTACCTGAATCAGCAACAGTTGACATACCACCACGCATTGTAGGGTCATTCAAGTATTTCCAATCAGACTTGTAGAAGTCATATCCTCTACGGAAACCTGTGAAACCAAGGTTAAGAGCCATATCTTTATCGTTGTCAAACAAACCAAAAGATGCGAAGTTAGCAGCACCTGTTGAACTGTAACCGTTCAATCCTGCTAACATATCGTCAATACCGAAAGAGAAATCACGGTCTACGAACAATACGTTTTCTTCGATAGCACCTTGCTTGTCTAAACGAGATACGATTGAATCAAACTCAGTAAGGTCAGATGGATATCCACCACCCCAAACGTTACCACGTTGTGAAACAGAATAGAATACACCCTCAGAACCTTTGTTACCTACTGCATCGTTGGCAACTTGAGTAGCTGCACCTGAACCTGACTCAGCAGGAACTGCTTCAATCATTGCAGTCTCAAGATAATCGTCAAAACGTAATCTTGTTTCGTGCTCTGATTTCAAGTACCAAAGGTATCCTGCAGCACCGTTTTCAGTTGTTACTTCAACCCATCCAATTTGAGCCATATCAGAACCGCTAATAGCGTATTTGTCCTTGATGATGATTGGAGAGTTTTCAAAGATATCGTTCTCAGCTTCTAAAGAACCGTCCATACCTGCAGTCCCTTTTTTGAATTCAGAACCGTAGATGAAGATACTTAATGTATCAGCAGCAGCGAAAGACTGACCTGCAGCTTCGTAGTATGCTACATCAATAGTTCCTGCAGCAACATCAACATCAGTTACAATTGCTTTGTTAGAACCATTAGTACCTGCATTGTCAGAAATCAAAAGAGTTTGTCCTTTTCTGATTGCAATTCCGCTTACGTTAGCATCACTAATAGTGATTGTAGCAGTGTCATCACCTGCAGCACCCGCAGATGAACAGTTAACATATTTAGTGTGTAATCTTCCTTGCTCAGACCATTTGATAAGGTCAGAGTTAGAAGGCATCTCAGCACCTACCATACGTAGGAAAGAAGAGATTGTTCTGTTACCATAACGCTCAAACTCTTTCTCGTAAGTATCAGGAAGATACTGATTCAAGAAATCGAAATTAGTGATATAGTTACTTGATAGGGCTACTTGCTCAGCGCTTGGCTGAATATTATACCCCGGAGTTGCGTTTACTTGTCCCGCCATTTTTTAAAATTTTTAAAGGTTGTTATCTTTTACTTTTTATTCTCAAGCCTCTACCCTCTGAAGGATTTACGGCTCTAATTTGAGTCCCCCCTCTATTTGTTACTTCAGGCGCATTACGTGTAGTCATATTGACATTTTTTGTTTTACGTATTACATCATCAGTAGCAACTGATTTGCCTTGCTCATAAAAGAACTTAGCAAACTTTTCAGGGTTCATCGCTATGGCTAATGACCTGTGGTATCCCTCTGCATCGCTTAACAAACCATCTTCATTCAAAAACTTTTGTATAAAAGTAGATGGATTAGATTGTACGTTTAGCAATTCATTAGCATCGCCCGGTGAAAAAGTAACTTTTCTATCTTCATCAAGTTTGAACTCAAAACCTTTGAACTCATTTCCGAAGACTTCCTGAGTCTTTTTGTTAAACCATTCGGTTTTACGTTTTGCTTCTTCCTCGTAGGTTGTCGCCTCATTTAAATATTGCTTATAATCCTCTAACGCCTTTTTCTCTTCGTTAGAAATAGAACTCCCACTTGACTCAAGAGGAATTCTGTATTTTTCTTTTTCAGACTCAAAGTAATCTTTGGCTTTAGCAATATCTTTTTTCTTTTTTAATCTAACTTTCTTTACAGTGGTCTCATCGTCTAAGTCTTCGTCAAATGAATAATCTTCCATTAACGCATCAATATCCTCAGCATCAAGACCCTTTTCTGTAGCAGTTAGGTATTCTCTTAAAAGGTCATCAGGATTCATTTCATTAAAGTCTCTATTTAATTTAGAGAAATCTTCAAATCCACGACCTGTTTCCTTTTTGTATTTTAAATAAGTAGCAACATCTTCAGGTAATTCTTCAGACTCTTCTCGTTTCTGAAACAAATCTTCTACAGATGTAACTTCCTTATTATATCTATTCTTAATAAACGAAAGAACGTCTTCCTCACTTAACTCTGAGGGTTCTGCTTTGTCAACCTGTAGGTTTACTTCTTCTTGCGAATTGTCAACCTGTGGGTTTACTTCTTCTTCGTGCTTTTCAAGCAAATCAGCCTCAACTTCTTGAACTGATTTTTGTTCCACACCATCAAGTGCTTTTACTTTGATTTCCATATAATTATATTTAGATTACAAATTTAATACAAAAAAATTAGACATTTTTAAAACTATCTTGGTTCAAATTCAGCTAAATCAAACCCATCCAAGCTATCCTCATTTGACTCAAAGTTTAATGGAGGTAGATTGTTTTTTCTCTGATTTATTAATTTGCTTTGTTCTGTGTTTTGTTGACTAATTCTTTTTGCTTTACCTTCTTCTTTTAAATCTTCTCTTTGTTTTAAAGTCTGAGCATCAATACCTTTTAGCTGCATATTCATTTGGAATTCTTTATCCATAAGCATAGACTTAAGATTTGCTTCAGCCTGCATCTTCTCAATAGCTGCTTGAGACTCCATTTGAACAATCTGCATTTTAGCCTGAGACTCCATTTGAATTTTTTGCATAGCAACTTGAGCAGCCATTTCTTGAGACTTAAGTTGTTGTTGAGATTGCATTGCTTGTTTCTGCATTGCCATTTGTTCTTCTCTCTCTTGCTTAGCTTTACGCTTAACTTTTAATAATTGATTAGCAAGTTTAAGATTCTTAATCTCTCTAATATCAATAGCATCCTCAAGGTTAATATCTCCTTTAGATAATGCCATTTGAATATTTTGTTCAAGTTGTGCTTTTTGCTCTTCATCAGGTGCTACCTCAATGAATATACCAAAGTCATATAAATACAAGTCAGAAATCTCGTTTAAGATACTAACGTTATATTTACCAATCTTATTAGCAAAATCATCTTTAAAGTCTGAGTACTGTAAAATATCACCTACTCTATATGTTAGGGCTTCTGATAAACTTCTGAATATATAAAGACTTCCGTCAAGGATATGTCTTGTTGCGGTATTAGAATTAAGAGCAGCCAACTTCTGAATACCAACTAAAGAGTTAGGGTCAGGTGTACTACCGTCTCTCGCTTCATTTAAGCCTGTTACAGAGCGTATCATTCCAAGATAATGGTTATAGTTGGAAATCAACATTTGAGTCTTAGAAAGACCTGAATTTGATGACAGTTCTTGTATAGGTGTTTTACCGTGATTGAATTCACCATCTTGAGTAAATGACCTACCAATAACAGAACCTGTTTGGAAGTAAAGCCTTAATGCATCTTCAGGATTATAAGAAGAACCATTTCCAAGGTCAACCTCATTTAATCCATCTGCATCAATATACACACCATCAGGGACAACTCTCGCTATAACTTGTTGTAGTTTTAAATGAGTAATCTGAATCAAGTCAGCAAAAGGAATCATTCTTCTTACTAATGACTCAATAGCGCCCTTATACATACGAGGTGCTACTGCAACATAGTTTGGTATAGCGTGCTGAGAAGATGACTTTGGTCTAACCATATTTTCAGATAGTTGCCATTTTAACAGGTAGTTAGTACCCATCACCATAACACCATCATACCATACATCAATAGTCTTCTCTACTTTTTCAAACTTACCTTCATCCATCATTTCTGCAGGTGGATTAAAAGTATCGTCCTTTTCAATCATCTTAAAGTTTCCTGTATCAGAAACTTTTTTCTTATATACAAACTTCTTAGTAGTCTTGTAGTTAAAGTATAATAACGTAGCAGTGTCCTTATAGAAAATATCATTGTCGTAGAATTGAGATACGTTATAGTAATCATACCAATTCTGACCACTTTTAGATATTTCTTCTAACTGCTCAGGGGTAATCGTTGGGTCAATCTTTTTTAACTCAGTGATTGGAACTGATTTAACCTCACCCCAATAGAAACAATCTTTGAAGTGTGGGTCTTCTGTATAACTATAAACAAGGTTAGCAGGGTCTACATATGATAGCTGAACACCTGAGCCGGGCAAGAACTCGTGTTTAGCAGCACCAATACCCAATACTGTAATATCGTAATCAACTCTTTTTCTTAAATCAAGATATTTGTTTTCTTCAAGAATTGTATTAATAGCTTCCTCTTCAGCAATCTCAATAGCAGGCTTATAGTTAAGCTGCATATATAATGATAATTCTTCGTCTGATTTAGGAAGTTCTTCGGGATTCATAATAAATGGATTAGCACCCGTCTTTTCTTGAACCTTTTCAAGAATAGG